TGGACGACTTGTGAACGCTTTCGACTTGGTCAGATTGCACAAATTTTCTGACCTCGACGACGACGCCGCGGCGACCACGCCGGTGAACCGTTTACCTTCATACATCGAGATGAATAAATATGCAGTCGCCGACAATAACGTCGCCGCGCTGCTGAATCAGGAGAGGTACAACGAAGCGCAGAAAGAGTTCGCCGGTCTGGACGTCGACTGGATGTTAAGTCTCCAGCGCCACGCGCAGACGGGAAAAATACAAGGAACAATAGACAACGTGCGAATTATCCTTGAAAACGACCCGCGGCTAAAAGGTAAGTTCGCGCTTAATCAATTCGCGGGACGCGGAGAGGTCCTCGCCGCGCTGCCGTGGAACGACAGCAGCAAGCGCAGGATGTGGAGCGACACCGACACAAACGGACTGTACTGGTATCTGGAAAAGACTTTTGAAATATCAAGCCGCAACAACATCGACGCCGCGCTCGACATCCACGCCGCGACCCACGCGTTTAACGACGTGCAGGACTACCTCAAGCCGCTCAAGTGGGATGGTACGCCGCGGCTTGACACGCTGTTTGTAGACTACTTAGGCGCGCAAGACAACGAATATAACCGCGCCGTTACTCGCAAGGCGTTCACCGCGGCAGTCGCCCGCGCCATGAACCCCGGATGTAAGTATGATTATATGCTGATTCTCTGCGGGCGACAGGGGATCGGCAAATCGACAATGTTAGACAAGCTGAGCCGCGGATGGTTCAATGACAGTATCAGTACTTTCGAGGGCAAAGACGCCTCGGAGCTGCTTCAGGGTGTCTGGCTTGTAGAGATAAGCGAGCTTGACGCTTTCAGGCGTTCCGACGTGTCGCGCATTAAGCAGTTCCTCTCACTCCGCGCCGACCGGTACAGGGCGGCGTATGGCCGCAACGTTAAGGAGCTGCCGCGCTGCTGTGTGTTCTTCGGCACCTGCAATCAGATGGACTTTCTTCAGGACACGACAGGTAATCGACGCTTCTGGCCGGTGGANGTGGGCGTTGAGGCGGAACATGCCAAAAACGTGTGGAGAGATTTAGACGGTGAAATCGACCAGATATGGGCGGAAGCCAAAGCGCGGTACGAAGCCGGAGAAGAGTTATTCCTGACCGGCGCCGTAGAGCTGGAAGCGCGGGAGAAACAAGAGGAACATCGCGAGGTGTCAATGCGCGAAGGACTGATAAGAGACTTCATCGAGAAGCAAATCCCCGAAGACTGGGCGCNGTGGAACGTCGACCGCCGCCGCGACTTCTGGGCGGGAGCAGTGGCGGGAGAGGATATCAAGCTTGTTGACCGCGACAGGATAACAGCAGCGGAGGTGTGGTGTGAACTGTTCAACGGAAGTTACAGAGATATGCGATACCACGATGCAAGAGAAATCAACGCTATATTATCTAATGCGCCGGGATGGAGACGTAGCAACAAAGTGTTGCGCACGGGTCCATATGGAGTACAGAGAGGATTTATAAAAAGTATATATTTCTGATTAGTATACCAGATTAGTGATGTAGCATTCAAAAATAGTTAGGGTTTAAACAATCAAGCATTAAAGCATATAATATATGGATTTCTGCCTGATTGTAACATTCCGCGAAAAAATGTNACATTCGCGTAACATTGAAAAGAATGTTNCATCACTAAATTAGTGTAGCATGTAACATTCTTTAGGAATGTTACACGAATGTTACATTAAATGTTACACGATTAACCTATACAGTATAAGGCTTTATTAAAATATGTAACATTGTAACATTGTTTTCTTATAGAGTATATAAAATAGGGGAATTAGGCATATATATATATATACCTAAATTCTCTAAATCGCCTGATTGCGCATATCATATACGCGCGTGCGAGAGANTGTTACATTCAAATGTAAAGGAGATTCGGTATGTTAGAAAAAAATATTGAATATTATCTGCGGAGGAAGATTCAGGAGTTGGGAGGTGAATGCCTGAAATTTGTAAGTCCGGGATATGGCGGTGTGCCGGACAGGATTATTCTGTTACCGGGAGGGTATGTGTTGTTTGTGGAATTGAAACGACCGGGTGAAGTTGAGACGAAGAGGCAGCTATATGTTCAGGGCGTTTTACGCAGTCTCGGCTTTACTGTATTCTCAACGGTTGATAGTATCGAGAAAGCGAATAGAGTTATTCGACGGTGTGAGATGCTGGTAGGAGATCGGGATGACGAACAATGCCCCGGACAGGTGAGCATTGATGATATTTGAACCGCATCCGTATCAGCAGTATTGCATTGACCGGATTGTACAGGATAAGCAGATAGCGCTTTTTCTTGATATGGGTCTTGGTAAAACGGTAATAACGCTTACTGCGTTGTGGCGTCTTAAATATCACTATTTTAGTGTACGAAAGATATTAATCATAGCGCCGAAGAAAGTCGCAGAGGCTATCTGGCACAGAGAAGCGGCAAAGTGGGAACATTTGAGGGATTTAACATTTTCCATAGTTTTAGGAACGGCTGAACAGCGAGTACAGGCGCTTGAGAGGAGGGCTGATATTTATGTGATAAATCGCGACAACGTTGTTTGGCTGGTTGAGTATTACCAGAACGGTTGGCCGTTTGACGTTGTGGTGTTAGATGAATCGTCGTCGTTTAAAAATCACAGGGCGAAGCGGTTCAGGGCGCTGAAAGCCGTTCGACCTAAAATCAACAGGGTGATAGCGCTGACCGGTACTCCGACACCGCAGGGTTTGATGGACCTTTGGGCGCAGATATATTTGCTTGATTTCGGTAAGCGGTTAGGCAGAACAATCACGGCTTATCGAGATGCCTACTTTGTGCCGGATAAGCGCAGCAGGACAGTAATTTACAGTTATGCGCCGCGGGAAGGCGCAGCAGAACAGATTCAGGCGGCGGTCAGTGATATTTGCATCAGTATGAAAGCCGAGGATTATTTGACATTGTCCGATTGCATTTATGAGGATATACCGGTTGCGCTTGACGCTGTGGCGGCTAAAGCTTACAAGCAGCTGGAGCGTGAGGCGCTGCTTGCGGTTGGAGAGGATCAGATAATCACAGCCGGTACTGCGGCGACATTGACGGGAAAGCTGTTACAGCTTTGCAACGGCGCGGTGTATGACGAGACCGGCGCGGTGACGCATATTCACGATTGCAAAGTAGAGGCGTTTGCAGAAACGCTTGAACAGCTTGGCGGTAATCACGCAGTTGTGTATTACAATTTCAGGCACGACAGAGAACGTCTAATCAGATATCTGGAGACGACCGGAAAGCGGTTTGCCGTTTATGAGGGCGGAGAACAGGAGATTGCATGGAACGCCGGAGAGCTTGATATATTACTTGCGCATCCTGCAAGCTGCGGCTACGGTCTTAATCTTCAGGACGGAGGACACCATATAATCTGGTTCGGGCTTACGTGGAGCCTTGAGCAGTATTTGCAGGCAAACAAGCGGCTGCATCGGCAGGGACAGAAATATCCGGTAATTGTTCATCATTTAGTCACAGTTGGCGGCGTCGATGAAGATGTCATAAAAACTTTAAACAGAAAAGACGAAACACAGGAGAGCCTATTAGCGGCGCTTAATGCGCGGTTGCGGGCAGAAAGGAGTAACAGCGATGGAGATTGAGAAGAAAAAGAGAGGGCGGCCGAAAGGCACAATAGCGCCGGAAACGAAAGAGGTCGAGAAAAGAAAGAGAGGGAGACCGAAAGGCACCGGCGGGAATAAAAGACCTGATCTTTCATGGAACGGAAATGAAAACATGAAACCGGGGGATAGGGGTCGATATATCCGGCACGCTATGGCGAGTTGGGGATTGCCGCCTATTGATATATCCGATCCGGAACAGGTGAACGAGCGGATAATTTGGTATTTCAATCAATGCGCAACGGATGATATGAAGCCTACGGTTTCAGGATTAGCTAATGCACTTGGCGTTCGCAGGCAGACGCTGTATAAGTGGTGTATGGGCGAGTGTAGAGCTGCGACGCATAAGGACTTGTTAGAAAAAGCATATAAGACTTTGGAGACTTTAATGGAGAGCTGGATGGCTGATGGTAAGGTAAATCCTGTTGTGGGGATTTTTCTCAGCAAGAACCATTTCGGATATAAGGACCAGCAGGATATAGCTATCGCGCCGAGCAGTCCTTTAGGTGATGAGAAAGACCCTGAAGAGGTGCGGCAGCGCTACATGGATTCTATTGTTTACGATGAGCCGGAAGCGATAACTGATGGTAAAGAGAAGGAGGAGAATTAAAAAAGTTTAGGCGCAGAAAGAGGCGCAGAAAGGGCTTTTTTGAACGGCGGCAGTAGGGACCCATTAAAAAAGTACCAAAAATGACAAGAATTTACCAAAAATGACAAGATATTACCAATTTTAGCAAAATATCACCAAAAAACGCCCGCCGATGTCCGGCGGGTTTTTAATCATATCGCTGTGAGGCGTTGTGAGCCGTTTTACGGCGTTTTAGTCGCCGGTAAGGGAAACACCTTACTTAATACTTAAATTGCGTTAAAGCGGCTCTGGCGGCGTCTGGCGGCACTGTAAACGGCGACACTCTATCTCTGGGCGTAAAAATACCGCCGGAATTACCGGCGGGTACTCTTTAAGTGTTCTTACATTCCCTCGATTTCAGCGTCATAATCGTATGGAAAGTTGCGAAGAAATTTGTTGATTATGCTGTCGATATTAGCTTCTTTAACAGCTATATCCATGCAATATTCATCGATCGCGCTGTCAATGTAATCGGCTTCGTCCGAAATCCATTGTACGACGTCGGATTCTTCAACTTCTCCGTATGATTCAATTTCTTCGGCGCGCCATTCGTCGTATTTCGCTTTATCGTCCGGCGTCGCGTATTTGGCGATTGCCTCTTCCCACTCTTTTAATTTCCAGCCGTTCATTACGCGCTCGCGGTAGTGGTTGCCGTTGTCGTATGGATTCTTTTTAAACTCAACGACGATTTCCTCATTCGGTTTAAAGTAAATCGTATGCCAGTGGTTTTCAATTGTTCTTGCTCTTGCAGAACCGGTGGCGGCGTCAAATGTCACCATATGCTTTTTTTGCGGCGCGGTGAGGGAAAGTTCAACGCCCTCACGGATAGCAGCTTCAAGCGCTGCGCGGTTAGCTTCGACGAGTTCTTCAAG